CCCACATCTCCCGGAGCCTCCCAGCTCCGGTAGGCAAGTATTCGCTTGCGGATATGCGCCGAAAATGTCTCTGGAAAGTAATGACCGATCTCATACCTAGACCTCCTATCCCACTCGAGAACCGTAGCGATTCTCGTATGAGTGGACAAGATCCCCCCGCCGGGGCAGGGTTTAGGCCATTTTGCTTTCCCGAATCTGATATCTTGTGCTCGCAATCTCTTATTACCATTCCCGGTTGCCAAATACGCAACATTGACACCCGTGCTGACAAAGGTGTCAATGAACGCATGAGGAATGAATTGATCCCCAGGCTGGACTCTGTCATTGTCAATCTGCTTATCAGCAACAGACTGTTCAACCTGCCCACGGATCAATCTCCAAGCCTTCCTGTTACCAGGAATACTCGGTACCAAGAGAGAGCGAGCGAACTTCGTTGGGTCATGAGGCCCATTGTGACTAACATTCTGACACAGATACAGCTCCCAAAGCGCTGCTCTACACCAGACCGGAACTCTCAAACGTCCTTTACAAGGATGGCCAAGACCGCCAAGGGAGGCGGGAAGTTCCGGAGGTCTGTGCATCCTCCTAGCAGCCGCCCGTTGTGTGCGATACAAAGTACGTGCACATCGCGCCAAGCGGTTGAAGGAGGATGGGTCTACAGAATGTTGACTCATGACCCCATTACCTTTCCTAACGAACTCCTTCAAGGATGCTGGTCTAAAGGCAGCAAGGCTGCCAGGTCTCTCTTGGTCCAAGAGACCATAAGCTTCACAAAACACGAAGCCTATTTTAGATCGGTAAGACTTTCCTTGATGAAGTTCGCTTCCTATAGCCTGGGCCCTCTGGCTATAGGAAGAGACGTTATCGGGATGAGTGACAGCCGCAAGGTCATCTCCACAGATGATGCGATGCGGACCAAGCCTGGCACTCATCCAGTTATTGAGGATGCTCAAAATGAGGAAAGAACAAGGAGTTCCCATAAGGGAACCTCTCACTTTGGGGACTTCCACACATCCATCAATAACCTCGTAACGTCTTCGGCACGCTTCAGCCTCACTGGGCTCCAGGTCAGAAAGGCGGTAACGGACATAGTGAACATTCGGACCCACTCCAAGACTCTCGGAGAGGGCAGAACCAAGGTGTGCGGGAAGTCCTGCACGCCGAAGTCCTTTAATGACAGACCGAATGGCATCATGTCCAAAACCGTCAGTTGCGCAAGTAAGATCAGCCGAAAGGAAGACCTTACCTGCCTGGAACCCACCCATCACCCGAGCGAGAATGTCATCTTCCGTGTGCGGAGCAAACGGAAGGCTTTGTGGCATTCTCTCTTGGACTACGGGCCAGACGACCTGTCTTACGAGGTCGCCTTGAGTGAAAACTGCTGCCGGCGGAATGGTAATGATTCGTGCCTTCATCCCGAGCTCAGCAATGACGGAGGCAACATGCACAGTCCTTTCACCCACGGACTTCCTAAGAAGCCAAGCGCTTGCAGAGGCTTGGTTCCTAAGAGCCGAGGTAACCTTTGGGTTCAAGAAAGGTGCATCACGTCGCAATTGCTCGCTCAGTCGTCGCTCGAACTCAGAAGCAAGACGGGAGGTCTCTGGTCTGCCTTGACCAGGGACGGGCCTACCTCCACGGAGGTACCCAGGCACGCCTGCCTGCGCCCACGCCTCTCGAGAGAGAGACGCGACGTAGGAAGAGTAACCTCCCGCCATGCGATTGCGTTCGACCACCGCAGCGGACGACGAAGGCACAGAATACGAAGTTCGTTTACGGAACCCACCGTCCATCAGTGTATGCACGTAATGCTCAATATCCCCAAGCAAGAAGTGGGGAGTTACGTGTCTGGTGGACAGCTTTTTCAAATGCTGGGTTACAGCTTGCATCTGCACTTCCTTTGGCGCGCACGGCAATGCGCGGGCAACTCTCGAGAAAGCGAGTTTTGCCTTAGTGTCAAGGGAGCGATTGAGCCAGAATGCAAGCCGTCTTGGGAAGTGCGAAAGGACCGGCCAAGGTCTAGCGCCCTGTTCAAGGGCACTAGCACGAAGCCAGCCGCACAAGGTCTTCAACTCCTTGGCGGTTGTCAGCCATCCATTCCTTTCAGAGGACAACGACAACCACTTCCTCAATTCCCAAGAACCAGCACGGGTTCCAATACCACAAGATATCAATCCGCACCACAGAGCTTGCCACAGCTCTGTGGTGGGAGACACAGCTCGACGACTAGGGACGCCTCTTCGAGACCGGCGAGAGCCTGCAATAAAACAGGCCCTCACCGCGCTCTTAGAGGCAACGTGCACTCCTCGAGAAGAGAGAGCACGCCTACCCTTAACCGTCACAAACGGGAACGATGAAAGTCGTTCTCGCATGATCTTGTCAAAG